GGCTATTGTTGGCGATTGTGTTGTTGAGTATCTTAAGCATGGCAATAATAAGAAGTTTATTGCTTTCGGCTGCAATGTTCTTCATTGCGAAGCGTTAAAGGCTCAATTTGAATCGGCAGGTATTCCATGCGAGTTATACACATACAAGGATGGCAATGAAAAGAAAGACGATTTGGTTAAAGAATTTAAGAAGCCTGATTCTGCTATTCGTGGTCTTATTTCTGTGTCTGCTTTGGCAAAAGGTTTTGATGTTCCCGATGTTGGTGTAGTTATTATGGCTAGACCTTTGCGTTCAAGTCTTTCAGAACACCTACAAATTTTAGGAAGAGGATTGCGTATTGCCGATGGAAAAGAGAAATGTATTGTCCTAGACCACTCAGGAAACTGTGCAAGGTTCTGGGAAGATATGCAAGAGTTCCTTGAGCATGGAGTATTACATCTATGCGATGGAAAGCCAAAAGAAAAGCCAGAAAAGAAAGAGAAATCTGATGACAAGAAACCGAAAAAATGCCCTAGTTGCTTTCATTTGCATAGTCCTGCTTTGGTCTGTCCCAATTGTGGCTTTATTTATAAAGTAAAGTCTGACATTACACATGAAGCAGGTGAATTACACAAGATAAATAGTTCTGTATCGCAGAACAATACTTTGTTTGAAGAGTTGGCTCATTATGCAAAAGTCAAACAAGGCAAGAATGATACAGATGCTCACAAATATGCTCAGGCTATGTATAAAAACATAACTGGCGTATGGTCTCCAAAAAGAATTACGGAGATTACTTTAGTACCACCAACGCAAGAAACATTAAATAAAATAAAACATCAAAACATACGATATGCCAAAGGCAGAAAGAAATACAAATGAAATATAAATGTTGGTATCACATTGGAAGCCATGTTGCATGGTGCTTAATTGATAGTATTGCATGGGCTAAAGAAGGATTTTGGATTGATTATCAAGGTAATTTTACAAATAGTTTATCTGCACATAGATGGATTCCACCAGCAGGTATTTTATTTGTAGAACATTTTGAAGAAGTGGAAAAACATTAATGAAAGATAAACCAGCATTAGATTGGTATAGATTCTCATACCTTAATGGTTCTAGACGGACTGTTGATGCTATGACTAAACAATTAGAAGAAATCCAATCAGGATTAAATCATCTTGGTATTGCTACATCCAAAGGTGATTTAGAAAAAGAGATGATGAAAGCTATTGCTGAGTTAGCAAAACTATCTGGAATCATCATGAAAAGGGTTCAATATGAAAGAGAGAAGGATATTACTCTATATCTGGAAGACCTGTAATTTCACATTATGATAAATATGAAAATAGTTCTTTCAATGATGAATAAATAGGTTTACAGTTCACTTGTCTTAACCAAAAAGGAAATTAAATGAAACAAGTATGTGCAGCATTTGTCAAAGCTCAAAAGGAGTTTGCTCCTGCTTTGAAGTCATCAACTAACCCTCATTACAAGTCTAAGTATGCAGCTTTAGATGCTTGTATTGAAGCTGTGATTGATGCTCTTAATAACAATGGAATTGCATTAGTTCAGCGATGCAGAGATGTACCTACGGGTATTACCGTAGATACATTGTTTATACATGAATCAGGTGAAATCATGGAAGCTGGCTGTCTTCATGTGCCAGCAGCTAAACAAGACCCTCAAGGATATGGTTCAGCTTTAACATACGCTCGTAGGTACTGTCTGATGGCTGCCTGTGGTATCGCTCCTGAGGATGATGATGGTAATGCTGCATCTGTAAAAACTAAACCAATAGCTAAAAAAGAAGAGCCAAAGCCTGATATTGAGATTCCTGAAGGCATGACCATTCTAGAATTTGCTACTCAGATGTTCCCATTATGTGCAACATTGGATGAGTTGAAACAAATGTTCAAACAGCTTTACAGACAGTCTAGTAACAATACAGAAGCACAAGCAACAATTAAAACTTTATATGACACAAGAAAGGCAGAGTTAGGAGAATGAAAGCATTTCCACAAATAGACACAATATGGAAAGATTCGAATAGTGATTCTTACCAAGTATCAACAAAAGATGGCATGGATTTAAGAGATTATTTCGCTGCTAAAGCTATGCAAGGTATGACCACTTGGGATTTAAAAACCATGCACAAATTAGCTAATGATTTTGGAGAAGAACCTTTAGATTATTTAGCTAACAATGCTTATGCTATAGCAGATGCAATGATGGAAGCGAGGAAAAAATGAAACTTGTATTAGATTTGGAGACTATTCCATCTCAACGATTAGATGTATTACAAAGAATACACGCTGATGCTGAGAAAGAAACTAAACAAATTAAAGCTCCATCAAACTATAAAGATGAAGCAAAAATTGTTGAATATATTACACAAAAATCAAATGAAATCCTTGATGGTGTTGATGACACATGGCGTAAGACTTCATTTGATGGTGGATATGGTCATATTTGCGTAATTGGATTTATGATTCAAGGCAGCAATCCTATTGCTTTATACAAAGAAGGTGATGACCATGTTGCTAATGAAATCGGCATTATCAAATCTTTCTATGAAATCTTACAGGATGCTTACATTCCAAATGAAGGTCTAGTTAAGTTAATTGGTCACAATCTAGTGAACTTTGACTTGCGATTCCTATATCAACGCTCTATCGTATTAGGTATCAAACCACCATCATTTATCACATTTGATGCTAAACCTTGGTCTGAGAATGTATTTGACACAATGATTAAATGGGCTGGTGTAGGTAATCGTGTCTCACTAAACAAATTAGCTGACATTCTTGGCGTTGGTCAAAAAGGTATTGAAGGTGAAGAGTTTGATGGCTCAATGGTTTGGGATGCTGTCAAGAATGGTGAGATTGCCAAGGTAGCTGAATACTGCAAGCAAGATGTTCGTTTAACTGCTGACATTTATAATCGATTAAATTTCAATGGATAAACAAGTATTCTTCTTGGCTCATGATGTGGCTAGAGCTAATGCTATTGAAGCAATTAGACAAGCTCCAATTGGATATGCAGTCACGATACAACCAAAAACACGCTCTATTGAGCAGAATTCAAGGTTCTGGGCTATTTTGACTGATATATCTAACCAGATGGTATGGCATGGTAAGAAATTAGCTCCTGAAGACTGGAAACACATCTTTACAGCTACTTTAAGAAAGCAGATTGCTGTACCAAATCTTGAGCATAATGGATTTGTAGTATTAGGTAGTTCAAGTAGTAAGTTAAATGTAAGGGAAATGGCAGAGTTGCAGGAATTGATGACTGCCTTTGCTGTTGAAAATAATATTAAATTAAGAGGATAAAGTGGATTATTCAGAACATTTATTAGAGTGCCAAAGATTAGTTAAAGACATTCATAATGCAACGCTAAAAAAGAACTATGTATTAGCAGCTAAATTGTCTGATGACTTGGCTTATGTGGCTCATTATGGATTAAACAAGACTTTATTGGAGATGAAAAAATGATTGATAGATTTTTAATGTCATTAGCAGAAGAGGATGCTCAATTAGAAGAGCAATTCAATGATAGAGTATGTGAATTACTCAATAACGAATGGAATCCAGACAGTTTTGATAATGTAATGGATGCTATTCATGATGATTGTTTATATCCAATTCGTGAAAAATTGGAATATGCCATTCTCCATAATGACTTTACGGAATATGGAAGACTTATCTTTAAACAAGTAGAAGAATGGTGCATTGGTAAAGCAGAAGACCAAGCGAATGAAGAATTTGCAAGAGGGTTAAATTGATTAAATATCCACCACAAAGAAGCATCGAAAAGTTGATGCGACTTGACAAAATAGTTAAATATGGGAAAAGACATTCTTTTACTATACAAGATGTATGTGAAGTGCTTAATGTTGCTAAAAATACTGCTGAACATTACATCAAAGTATTAAGAAAAGAAAATCAAATATATATTCATAAGTACAAAAGAACTGGCGGTTCAATGACCAATATATATAAAACTGGTGATAAACCAGACGCTATTAAGCCAAGTCCTATGACTAGATATGAATATGATAGAAGATATAAAAATAAACTTACTCATGCAAGGTCTAGAGTTAAAGTAACAATACAAAGGGATATAGCAGCAGCATGGATAAATTAAAATTAATGGGATGTGCCACAATGCAGACAATCACCAAATATATATTAGTTGCAGGAATATTCTTCTTGTTAGGTGGCTTCTATAGAGAAGCTGTGGTTAAAAAATACATTACAGACGATTGCCGAGTAATCAAAGCTACACGATTCGGTGAGGTTTTTATTAAATGCGACACTATTCAACGATATGACTAAATTACTAGAACATCACCATTTCAGAATTCAGAATACTCTTTCTTGGAGAGCAGAATACATATTGGCTCATATTGCAGTACATGAAGGCTGCAAAATGGGATTCCTAAGAGACTTCTGTATTAGATACCATTCTGTACCTAAAATTGTACATAAACTTGTACAAGATGGATTTGTAGAGATTAAGCAGACTGATAAATTAAGGAAGTTTCTATACCTTACAGACAAGGGAAAGAACTACATTAATTCTATTGAAGCTTTCTATCAAGCGTAAGGTCTAGTACCTTTTTCATCGATAATCAACATCTGACCTCTAGGGGTCTCATTTGGATGGTTCGGGATGCTAACATGAACCCATGTTAGCTCCTGAATTAACTGGTCAAATTGGATGTCAGAAGCTTTAATTACTTCACATATCTCTCTAGGTGTCATTCCACCAACACGGAAGTCACACGCTGCTCCTACACGGTGCTGTGATGATTCTTTGCTGCCTAGCATTGTATTTAATACAGAACTTCTATAGCCTGAATCTACAACCATAGGCTTGCCAATTACTTTACGAACTTCCTCTAGGAAAGCAGCTAATCTAAATAGATTAGCAGAAGCAATCATATTAGGAGTGTTATCAATGCCTTTTCTAGCACCAGTAGCGGAAAATGTTAGCTCTTCAAGAGTAAAGTGTTCTGATAAATTCATGCTACGCCTTTAAGCTTCTCATAGGTTCTTAACCCACCAAGACCTAATAAACCACCCAAAACAGTCATTAAAGTAGTCATATCAAATGAAATAACGATTTCTTGATACTTTAAACCCACTAGAATAAAGTTAATTATTGGGAATAATACAAAATGTAATGCAAATGAAATTGAGCAAGTCCAACCTACTGATGGTCTCCACCCTGATTTAAACAAAGAATCTGACTTTGCTTCTTCTAAATTGACCTGAATTTGTGCTAAATCACGCTGAAAATCTTGGTCATTGATTGCTTTATTTAATTCAGATTTAGCTAATTCTCTAGCATTTGTGTCTGGAATTACCCTGTCTAGAATCTTTCCACCAATATCGATTATTGCTGTAACAGGGTCAAATGCCATTTAGAACCTCAATCCATGAGTTTTAAGGAAATCTACGAATACATAACCTACACCGCAAATACAGAACCAAACAAATCCAGCTAAACTCTTTTCAATAATTGCCTGTCTTAACGCTTTACGCTCTGCTTGTGCTTCAATTGCCAGCCTAAACCATTGTGCTTCTTCTGGTGTCAAATGGTGGCTGGTAATAGGAACTTCTTTTAATACCGTCATCAACTCTTCTATTAGCTCTTTGCGTTCTTGCGGTGACATACATACTCCAAAAGTTAAGTTGATGATATATGGGTATTTTATTTGAAGTTTTTAATATTATAAATAACTTCTTCAGGAGAGACAAACTTCTCTGGGTCAAATGGAGTATCTTCCCACCAGAGGAATTGATTTGGAGCTAAACAATCCTTAGATTTCAATAGATTAATGTTGATATCATGTCCAAAGATGGCTGGATTAGATACTGACCATAGGACAATGCCTTTCTTTTCTTGCTGCCAAGCTAAATGTTGGAAGAAACTATCGCAAGATACCCATGTACGACATTTATGAAGTAATAAACATAGCTCACTTAAAGATAAGTTTTTCCTGAAATCATCAACAAGTTGTTCCTCACCCTCTACTCCAACCTGTATAATTTCCTCATCAATACTCTGGATAACTTGCTTCCAGAAGGGATAGTTTTTTGGATTTGGTTTACCATTGCGTAGTTTTTGAGCGTATGGTGAAATAATAATCATTTGTATAACTTTCTAAAAGCATCCTGTAAAGATTCTGTCCATTCCCATTGAGCCATTTTCTGATAAATATTCCATCTATCAATATTGCCAAATAATTCAATAGCTTTAGAAATAGGTTCACCATCAACAATTTCTGGGTAACAAGTAAATATCAATGGGTTTTTTAATTCATTAATAATAGATTTGAATACAACATGGTCTCCCATGCCACAATTCAATACCACAATAGTGCGGTCTTTATATTTAAGGAAGTTCTGGAAAATTTGTTCATCTTTATCATATAAAGCAGCATTAGTTTCGCTTCTAATACCACCAGTAGGATTCTTTAAATGCCATGTAATTGCATCAGGGATTACCAACAATCTATATCCTTTGAGATGCAATCCATAAGAGAATAAAGTCTCTTCCCTATGAGCAACTCTAGACAATCCTAAATGATAATCATTAATTCCAGCACGATATAAGAATGAGCAATATAAATGTTCTACTTGCTTAACCCAATTAAGCATACCCCATTGGACATTAGGTTCTTTTTCTATATTTTCAATTAAACCAGTAGAGTTCAATGTTTGTAATGGGACTGGTGGAGTGATTACTGAGCCACCAACAGCACCAATGCTTTCACTCTTATATGCAGTAGTAGCATAAGTGTATAGTTCTTCTAATACATTAGGTTCTGGAATAGCATCATCATCGACACGCCATACCCAATCATATCCTGCTGTATTAGCTGCCTGATGAATATGATGCTGACCTTTTTTGCCTGCAAATTTCCACTCCCAAGGAACTCCTTTAACATCTAGCATATAAAATAGATGTGCGTATAGAAAGTCTTGCCTTAAATCTTTAGGCTCATCATTATCATCAAATATAACTAATTTATCTGGAAGTTTAGTCTGATTCAATATAGCTTGAATAACCATAGGAAGAGTAGAATGGTATCTTCCTCTCGTAGCAATAGAACATAAAACAGTTTCTTTTTTATCCCATGAGCCAATCAATAGATTACAATGATTTTCATTAGATAAGGCTTCCAGATACTTACTAATTCTGCCTTCTTCATTAATATAATTAAATTTAAAATTAGGGAAGTTGTATTCTGTTAAACCATGTAGCTTATGATGCTCACCCCAAAATCCTTTAGGTTCTTTATGCGGAACTGTTATCAATAAACGCTTGCAATGTTTCTTGAGCTTTTCAATAATCTCTAAGCCATTATCAAGATGCTCAATCACTTCAAATGCAATGATTGTGTCATATTGCTCTAATTCAAATGTATTGATGTCTGCATGAAAGAATTTAGCATTTGGATGCCAATCTTGTTGATTAGCTACATCAATAATACGCTTATCATAATCTATACCTGTGTAATCAACAACTCCAAGGAATTGAAATCCATAACCAGATGAACAGCCAATTTCTAATACTTTTTTACCAAGTATATTCTTAGCAGCCCATGAGTAACGAGCAGTTTCTCGGGCTTCTATTTCATCGCCCTTTAAGAATACTGCTCGTTCATAATTGTTTTTTAATTCGTGTTTATATTGTTCTATATCCATATTGTATTGTGTTGTGTTATTAAGTTTTGCGAATCATATCATACAATTCTTTAATTTGTAATTTAAGGCTCACAACTTCTTTTGCTAATTCAACAGCAGAAACAAGAGCAGCATTACCGTAGGCAAGGGACAACTTTCCATCAGCGTCTGTAAGAACTGTTTCAGGTAACAAATTTTGCATCCCTTGCGCAGACACACCAGCCTGAGTGGCATCCATATCTGTACGGTCATAAATACCAGATTTGACATTAGCAAGTTTTTCAATAAAGCCTTCTTGAACAGGTCTCCAGTTTTTCTTTAATGTTTCATCTGAGTAAGCTGTGATGTTGCCAGACATGGTTAAAGAACCACTGAAAGTCCTACCACCAGTATTTAAGTACTCAATCCAACTGCCAAAAGAATTACCAGTGATGTTTCGGGTTAACATCCTATTTGCATTATCTTCCCAACCCCAAGCTATCTGAGTACCCCAGTAGTTACTTGAGTTAGAATGCCGCATATTTTCAATAAACCACCAAGTGCCTCCAGGGTTATTTGTTACATTTGCATCATCGCCTTGGTATCTATATGTGCCAGCAGGCGTATTTTGGAAATCTGTGTTGTAGTTTCCTGATGTGCCAGTTCTTTGAATATAGTTTGAACCGTTTAACCAAGTAGCTGAGTTTGCACTTGTTGCAGTAGCAGCATTACCAGTACATGAAGCTGATGAGCCATTTATACTTCCAATGATTGTATTGTTGAAAGTATTTGTATTTGTCCAAGTATTAGCTGAACCTAATATAGATGAACCTGCTGCTCCACTATATCCAGAATAACCTGATGTTCCTTGTGCGCCTGTAGCTCCAGAATAACCTGAATACCCTGATGTACCAGTTGCTCCAGTTGAGCCTGTTGCACCAGTAGCTCCAGAATAGCCAGAATAACCACTTGCACCTTGGCTACCATTGATTCCAGAATAACCTGAGTATCCACTAGCACCTGTCGCTCCAGTAGAACCAGTTGCTCCTGTAGCACCTGAATATCCAGAATAACCACTTATCCCAGATGCACCATTAATTCCAGAATAACCTGAATATCCTGATGTACCAGTTGCTCCATTTAAACCTGAATAACCAGAAATTCCACTATAACCAGAAGCACCGTTAATACCTGAATAACCTGA